AATGAAAGGACCGTGTGCCCGAAAGTCCTTTGATAAAACGTATCCAGAAGTATTGCGTTGTGCAAAATTACCACCCGATTCCAAATTAATGTTTTTTGATGACCAACCTCATCCTGGAATGAAGCATCCTAATGTAAAGTATGTACGTGTGAAAGCATATTTACATCCTATCCGTCCTGCCCATATTATCGAGATACTGCAAAAAAGTTATTTTCAATTTTTAGATTATGGTACGCATTCATACATTTATAAATGTATTAAAAATTTTCATGATTATTATGTATCAAAGGGACATCATTACCGCAGTTCGCGGGTTTCCGATAATGATATTATAATGTATTTACGTAAATTTTATGGTACAACACGGCGGAATAGAAAAAATAGTGGCAATAAAACAAGGAAAAATTAAGAGACAGTGTAGCAATCCTCGATCGAAGGACCGACTATTTCTCCTCTAGTGCTACTTGTGGTTTTAAGTTGTTGACCTGGAAGAAGTAAGCTTTGAAAATCGTTGGTGCCTCTTCTACGTTGTGGTATAGTACCACTTGTAGTTTTTGCCCATGCTGGTCGGCGGCGGAACTCGCCGGCACCATTTTCGCCATCGTTGGCGCGGGATGCATTCCATGTCCTATCAACATTACTTCCTTTAAAATCAGGATCTCCATTAAACCAATGATTTCCTGAACCTCCAGCACAAACAAAAATGAGTTGTGGTCTATCATTAATCTGAGGAAAAACTGTCCCATAAATATGGCAAGCATAAAACCAATTAAATTGTGCTATACAAGGTTCTGACATCGTAGCAATAATTTCTCTGGCTGCCGCTTCCCGTTCTTTTTGTTGATCCATTGCTCTCTCGATTGCAGCTTCCATTGCAGCAGTATTATCTTTTCCTTGTTGAATTAATGCATCAATTTGTGCTTTAAAATCAGCATTCATATTACCGAATTGTGCAGCAAGTTTTGCCATTTCACCACTAAGTCCTTCAAATCCTGCTTCTAAAGTCGCACGTGTTGCTTGACCTTGTGCATTAATTGCTGCCCCAAGTGCTTGACCTTGTTCACCAATTGCAGACCCAATTGCTTGACCTTGTGCATTAATTGCTGCCCCAAGTACTTGACCTTGTTCACCCATTGCTGCAGCAAGTGCTTCAGCAGCAGCAGTGGTTGTTTCTCTGCTTGCTTGTCCCTCTGCAGCAGTCTGTTCTCTTTGCAATGCTGCTAATTGTTGTTGTCTTTCGGCCTCTTCTGCTTGCAATTCTTTACGTTGCTGCGCTTCTTGACGGGCAATTGCTTCACGACTTTCACGATTTTTTTGTATTTGTCTTGTATATGCTTCATTTTGAGCAGCATTAGCTGCTTGCATTTCATCATGCCGTTGAAAATAATTTTGTTGTTCAGTTAAAAAGTTTTGTTGGGTTTGAGCATGTTGCATCGCACTTTGTACTTGTCCGGTTCTAGTTAATAAATTTGCACCCTGTGCGTGTCTATTACCTTCTTGACGTTGTAAATTTGCAGCCTGCTGTATAGAATTCCCAGCTATATTTGCAAATAAAGATGCTGCTTGCATATTAAGGTCTTGAGTTTGCCTTCCATATTTATCTGCTGCCTCAGCATAATCAACTAATTTTCCATCTAATTTCTCTTTTGCTTCACTCATTCGTTTACGATAAGTTTCCATTTGTTGTATATCTAATTTATTTTGTTTAAGTAAATCCTTTTGACGTTGGACTCCTTCATCTACCTCCATACCTAATTTACCACTCATAAACTCAGCATTTGCTCTTGCTACAAGAGATTTCATATTTCTTTTTAAATATGCTTTAAAACCAGCATTTGTTTTTTTACCAGATATTGATTTATATTCTTGGATTGCGAGTTGTTTTACAATTGCTAATTGCTGCTGTTGAGATAATGATTTAAATGATTTTTTTTTTAATTGAGCATTACTAAATCCAGATTGTTTACCTTGTTGTTTTTGAGACCTTTTAAATCCCGTCACTAAATCAAGGATTCCCATTCCTCCTTTTTCTGTCTCAGATTCTTTTTGTTGTTGTTGACTCATATTTAAAGTATATTTAGAGAATATTCTCTAAATATACATTAAAGGAATTTAATGTTACAATTAGGTCCATTAACTGATGTAGATGTTGACCCAGAAAAACTACAAGGGATTGATTTATCTAGTCGTTTACCTGAGGTTAAGTGTTCGCCAACTGATTATGATTTTAATGGTATAGATCCAAGTCAGATAGAAAGCAATGGAGACCTTAAAAAAATTTCAGATTTAATACTTGGATGTGTTAAAGACCAAGTGAATAGAGGTGTTTCAACATGTTTAACCCAACAAGAATATAATATAAATCAGTTAATTGATGGTATCCAACACGATGAAAGTCTTGAGGATCCTCAAGAAATAAAATCTCAATTTGCCGAATTGTTAAGTTCAATCGAGAAGGAAAAAAGTCAACAAGAAGCGATTGAACAATTTTACCAAGAGGTAAACAGTAGCATTCAAAATGATAAAGATGGCATAATTAGCGCATATATTCAAAAAGTTCAAGCAAAAGATTCAGATAAATATCCTACACCAAGTTCAATTGATAGGGATTGGTTGGATATTAAGAGTGATATTATAAGAGCATATTACACACCAGAGACAGTCAATTGTGAATTATATAATTATTGTCAAAATATGATGGCTTATTTCGATTACAAAATAGGTTATATCAAAAGTGCTATTAAGAAATCTGGAGGAAATATGAGTGAACAACTTAAAAATTCTCGTGCTATTCAGGATTCACAGATAGAAGAACTTGCAGAAATGAGTGAAGAGGGCGTACCACCAGCTGCGTTAGAGGAATATGCAAATAATATTGGTTCAGGTATCAGTGATGTTATGAAAAAGGATTATGCTCAAAAATTAAAACAAATCAACTACCGTATGATGATTAGAAGTTATGAAGGTAAGAAGGGAATTATGGAGGAATATCTTGGCAGTGATCAAAGTTTTAATAAAGATGCTTGTCCCTCTTCAATTGCTATGAAATCAGCAGTACAAGAAGTTGACCAATTCGAAGGTGAAGATATATTTAATGAAAAATCTCTAGGCAAAATGGAAGATGACCAAGAATTGATGGCAGAATTTTTAAGAGCTCAGGAAGGACTTAAGGGTGGTGGTAAAATTACCCAACGTGGTGGTAATCCAACACCTGAAAAAGATACTATTCCTGTAATGACATATGCAAATTTAATAACAAATATGTATCTTGACAATATAAAAACATTAGATGATGTTTTTACCTCTTATTTTTCCGCATTTATTCCCAATATGTATATTGTTAAAATGAAACTTTACAGAACGCCAACTCAAAAATCTTTAACTGGTGGTTCTAAATCAGTTAAAAAAAGATATTCGTCAAAAAAAGGTTCACGGAAAAAGAAATCACGTGGCACTAAACGTAATAAGTCAAGTAGAAAAGTTATTCAACGAGGTGGTGAACCTTTATGGTCAAACGCAAAAGAATTTATTACTAAAGTGTTTTGGTCTTTATCACAAAATGCACGAGCAGAATTTTGTAAAAGATATGATAGTATAGAAGATCCTAATATTATTCAAGAAGATTTATTGAGAGAAATAGGTAAAAGGGAGGGTACACTTTATAAAAATTTATTACAACAATGGCAAAAATATTTGAAAAATTTTGTAAACACTGATAAAAATAGGTCAATCTCTGAAACATTAACCAATGAATTATTTGGAAGAAAGACAAAAAAGGATTTTAGTTATAGTGATTTTAATAGGAGTATAAATGCTTATATTGATGATCGTAGAGATAACTACCAGGAAGTACTTAAAATTTTTCAACCATGGAGGATAGCTTTTAACAATTTTCAAGTTGAAAGACGTTTGGGTAGATTTCCAAATTATGATTTATTAAATGAAGAAATTTTAAAAAAGGTATTTATTTTGATTAGAGATGATGTTAATGCATTCAAGTTAGAGAATAAAAAAATTACAATGAAAACTTCTTCATATAATAACGGTTTAATTTCAAGTTATGAACTACAAAATAATAATTATCAACTTTATTTACAAAGATACGTTAATAGTGAAACTAAAAATATTTGTGACAGATCGTTAAGTATTAAACCCGTACCCCGCCCTGGCCAGCGACCCCCAAAACCTGCTCCTGGTGCTGAACTTCCTGATCCTGAACTTGCACCTGTTGCACTTCCTGCTGATCCTGAACTTGCACCTGTTGCACTTCCTGCTGAACCTGAACCTGCTGCTGAACCTGCTGATACTGGCGCTGATGAACCTGCTGCTACTGCTGCTCCTGCTCCTCCTGAACCTGCTGCTGTTGAACCTATACCTAAACCTGCTGATGCTGGTGCTGATGAACCTGCTGATGCTGGTGCTGGTGCTGATAAACCTGTTGCTGCTGAACCTGCTAAACTTCCTCCTGGTGGGGGTCCTGTTCCTAAATCTTCATGGTTTACCAGGTTTAAGGATGCATTAGGTTATCAAACAGGAACCCCAGGTGGTTCCCAACCCCAAGGTGTTCAAATTGAAGAACCTCGACAACTCACAGAAGGAGATAATCTTACAGAAGAAGAACTTGAAGCATCTAAGGGGTTAACTGAAGAACAACGTGCACGTATTAAAGAAACAATACCAGAAGAAACAAGAGAAAATGAACTAGCACAAAAAAATGCCTTTCTACAACATCTACATTCTCAAAAACCTGCAAAAGATGTAGTAAAATTTTCTGATATAGCAGAACCTGGTCCTACTGCTACTTGGTCTCAGGGTACTACAGTATGTGAAAATTATAATGGTGGTGCTAACGCGTGTACAATTGATAATATAGATGATTTTATTAATACACATATTCCAATTATTTTTGATGAAACAACCATAGTTTTACAAATAGGTGAAAATAAAACAAGTACTATACAAATTAAATCAGATAGATTTACATACAATGCTTTCAGAAAAATATTGAGTAATGAACTTTTGATCAGGCATTTAAGTAATTCATCACAAAAAAGTAAAAATACAGTAGCACTAATTTACAGTTCACCTGAACTTCACGAATTATTTAATAAACTACGCACAATCATTATGTGTGGAACTTTTATAGCATTATTGGCAGAAATTTACTCACAGTGTCCATTAGCAAATAAATTTGATGATATAATTAATAAAATTTCAGATAAAATTAATGAAATGTTTGGTGCAGGAAATTCATATCAATTAGGTAAGTTCTTTTTAAGTTGGGGGTGTAAGGATAATGGTAAGAAAATTAATTTTGATGGTATGGAAAATCAAATCAGAAGAGCAGTACAAGAAATAAATGCTATGAAATTAGATAATAATGACTTAACTGTCACATTTAACAATCCATTAATACAAACAAACATTACAAAATTTAAACAAGCAGAAGCAGCTGGAAAACGAGTAGCAGCTTATCAAAAAGAAATAGATGCACAAGCAACTGCTTTCCAGGAAGCATTGCAACAAGCACAAAGTGCTCGTGAAGAAGCCGACAAAATGATAGGACAACTTTTACAAGAAACTGAAAAAGATAAACCAAAAAAAGAAGCACTAGAATCGGAGGTTGAAAAAGCAAGGCAGTCCATTGAAGAACATCATGCAATTGTCCGTCAGGCTCAAATAGCACGTTCAGCAAAACTTCAGGAAAATTTAGCAAAAGCAGCATATTTAAAAACACTAGAGGCACGTGATTTACAAAATCAATTATGCCAAACACTACAACAAAGATTTGAAGAATTTAAAAATGAACAAAAAACACAAGCAAATAAAATTCTAACTCAATCCGTTTTTGACGTATTTGACAAATATCAGGTTTCGACCGCGTCCAACCGGATAATGGAGGAAGAAATGATTCAAAAGCAAGCAGAATTCGGCGAAAATAAAACTAAATATATTACGGAAAGAATTGATGAAAGTATTAAAGAGGTTCAAGTAAAGAGAGACTTACATCAATTTATTGAAGCGTGTGATATGTTAGATTCTATTCCAACATGGCGTAATATGATAGCAAATACAGTAAGAGGGTATCTATCAACAGTTAATATTGGAAAAGGAGGTAAAGTAATTCCAACAAAACCCTCTTTTGACCACTTTAATCTTGTCCTAATGGGTACACCCGGTATAGGTAAATCATTTACAGCAGAAAGAGTCGGAAAAGCACTATTGTATTCAGGATTACTGACAAATGGAGATTTTGTAAATTTAACTAAGTCAGACTTAATTGGTCAATACACTGGTCAAACAGCACCCAAGGTCTATCAGGCATTAACGGATAGTTTAGGAAAAGTTGTACTTATAGATGAAGCATATTCGCTTGCTGGGGAGAAAAAATCAGATGGTCTATATGACCCATTTGGTACAGAAGCATTAGATGCGATTACAGAATTCGCTACGAACCATATTGGATTACTAAGTATGGTTGCGGCAGGATATGAATACCAAATGCAAACTCAATTTATTGATGTTAATGTTGGTTTGCCCCGTCGATTTCCAGAAGAATCACGTTTAACATTACTTCGTTTTAATTTATCCGGATTGTGGAACGTATTCAAATATAATATGTGCAGCAACTTTATTCAGGGATTTTTCAATTCGTTTAATACCCATCACCGCGCGTGTTTTGAAATCATGAACATTATGTTTAATTATCAAGCAGGTAATAATCCTAAAATAATTGGTTCCCCAAATTTATTAGAGGATAAGGGTGATAAATCTTCTTTATGGCAAAATGGTAAATTAACAGGGGTTAGTACATTAATTAAGTTTGGTTCAAATGAGGATCAGGAACAACCTTATATGGTATTGGATAAGGATACAAATGAAAATAAATTTACACAGGGTACATTATATGATTCATTAGGATACAATGGCGAACCATTATTAAAAGCATACATATGTTCTTATCTATTAAACAAAAGTGCAATAAAGTTTCCTATGAATGGTGATTTATTCAGAAGTCAGTCTGATAATATGGTAAAATTTTCTACTGCAATTACACAATTTATTGTTGACTCTAATCCAAGTGGTGGTTTTATACAAGAACAGAAAGGTGGTGCACCTGGAGATGATGTCCAACCGATGGACGTTGACGTCTTAGACGCACAAAAAAGAGCAGCATTACTGCAAGAAATACCTCGAGCAGCCACAGAAGCGCAATTAAAACGAAGATCACAAGCACCATATCCTGATGATGATGATGATGAAGATGAACCTGTCCCTGCACCTGCCTCTGCCTCTGCCCCTGCACCTGCACCCTTAGAAGAACCTCCAGTTCAAGGACCAAAACCTTTACTTGCTATTACTGGTTGCATGGAAGGTAGTCTTGATACTGATACATGTAAAGACCCTAACTATCCATGTAATGACAATGGTATTTGTAAAGACATGGAAGGTAAAGAAGGAATATGTACCAAAGGAAATTATGATGATAAAAACAAGTGTTTTAGACCATATCCTTGTGTTGATGAGGATGGACAATGTAGAAATCTTAGTGGTAATACATTAACGCAAAATCTCGAGTCACAACAACCATTAGTGCCACAATTACCGATAGTAATTAAAAAACCACCAGAAACACAAACAGAACTAAGTAAGGATGTTGTTTGTGGCGAAGAAATTAGATTCACGCCTGAAGTTATTAAAACAACCACTGACTGGTATGATTTCATAGAAAAGGTTTACTTTCAACTCTATTTTAGAAAGAATCCTAATGGATTTATAAATAATATAAATTATAGGTATAAATCTGATATCAGTTCTGTTGAAATAGAAACTCCAGACCCTACTCAAACTACTGAAGAAGAGGATGATAGAACTTCCGATGAAGGCAAAGGTTTACTTGTTAAATTAATCATGGATAAACTTAATACTGAAGGTACAAGTGAAAAAGAAAAAGAACAACTGAGAACGCAACTAGAGCAAACCTTACAGAATAGTCCCTATTTTGCGAATCCAGGTTTTAGTTCAAGTGATATTGTTAAAACTATAAAAAAACTTGATGAGGATGAACTAATATTTATCATAGCATCTAATACACAATCTACCGATTATTCTAATGATGATTGGGGATTAGATATGACACCCGAACAAAAACAAAAATATGAGAGAATAATGAGGGATGAAAACAATAAACAAAAATTCTTTATGCAATTATTAATTGCAGCAAAATTAGAAGCAATGAAAGAAGCAACAAAAGAACCTGGTCCAACAAATAAAGAAAGTTGGTGGTTTTTTACGCAAGATAATTTTGTGAAAATTTCTGACATGTTGAATATTGAAGAAATCTTACAAAAAACAATAGAATTAGGTGCACAACAGGAACCAAGTGTACAAGAACAAAGTGTTGAACCAAGTGTACAAGAACAAAGTGTACAAGAACAAAGTGTACAACTACCGTTATCATTTGCTGAATTTAAAAAAAAAAATCAAGGGGGTGGCAGTAAAACTAAAAAACGCAAACGAACACGAGGGAAAAAACCTAAAAAAGGTAGACCTACTCTTCGACGTCGCAGACGTAAGTAATTTATTCTTCAACCAAAAGCAACTTAATCTTCTTTTTAAAACAATCCTCATTCCTGAACAGGTAAATATTGAACATGAGTTCGCTATAATTTTCCACATCATTTAGCATTTTAATTCGTGTGACCAACTTAATATCATACAAATAAACACCATATTGGAAATACCCATCATTTCGTTTTATCTTATCAAAAACCACGCCCTTGTGTGTTTTCTGATAGAGTTCTTCGTGGTTTGTGCACATCTCCAAAAGTGAGCAATCACTCTGCACCTTTCGTACTGAACGCGTTGTATTATTAATATATTCAAGTTTTTTCATCCAAGATGCCAAGAAATCTTTGCCTCGTTGCCCAAATGAAAGCAACCCCATATTCTCCTGCAATTGAATCATATTCAACAAATCTACCAAACGGCGAATGGGCGATGTAATGTGGATATAATTGTGCAGTTTCATTGCATCGTGGCGAATATCATTGCTGAAGGGAACATATTGTCCTCCATTGCTGTGCCAATACTGCAAGAAATTTGTCGCATCATCACTCAAGGTTTCAGGAGTTGGCGGTGGTTCGTCAGCAATCATACAACGATAAATCCCATTTTCATTTTGAATCATCTCGTTTCCGGAGAAATTGTTCATAAGAACCATCAAATAATTCACCACATCATGACTATCGCGGATGTAATTGATGCCTTTAAATTTGGTTTTAAGACTAATAACGCGAGCATACAATTCTTGGTATTGCCAGAATCCGTTCAATTCCCGGTCATCATACCGAAAATTCTTGTGCACGACGATGGCAGAATTGTAGTATTTTTTATTGACGATTTCATCGTTTCGTACCAAAATTTCACACGTGAAAGCAAACCTAACTTGACCTTCGACCAAACTGCACAGGCATTCAGACAAGCAAGTCGGCAACATCGGTCGCCGTTTATCTGGCAAATAAATGGTCGAAACGCGGTTGGAGAAAGAATCCCACAATCCAAGAACTTCCATCCATAAGGTGACATTGGAAATATAGATACAGATTTTGTATTCTTCAGCAGATATAATATCAATACTGAAAGCATCATCGTAGTCCCTACTGTGCTTAGGGTCAATGGCAAATATTTTCGTTGGGTCCTCAATTTTATTATGGATTTCCGGATATTTTTCCAGAATCATCTGAATAAACTCTTGTTCTGTTTTATTTTTCAGTGCTTGTGCCGCATCGCGCGTGAAATTTTGAATGGAAGCATTCAAACTCTTGCAATAGAGTTGGTATTCGTAGAAACTGGATAGGTTATCAACCGAACCTAGACTGTTTGTAAGGCGACCATTGGGATGTTTTCCTGTCCACGACGCAAATTCAAAGGTGACGTAAAGATTCACTGAATTTTTGGAGAACTTTGCTTTCTCCTGATAGGGTACCAAAAACATCGGCAAATGTTTATCATCAGGTTGGCATTGATAAAGCATTTTCTTTCCACTGCGTCCAAAGGTCTTCTTATTTGCCAAAACAAGCACACCCGCGATGGACTTGTGCTGTCGGACGGGCGAATGAATAAGTTCCACATTCTCTCCTGAGTCATCATAATAAATCTCATCTTGGTCAAATAATTTGTGACGTAATGGGTCAAACTTAGGCGGAGTGGTCTGTTTATTCTTATCCTTCGAGAGAGAGAATGAACTATACTTACGATCTTCTACATATATAAATCCGTGGTTGGTCAATGTTTGCCGTAGGGGGTCTTTACCTCGTTTTTCAGTCATCATCATCATACTTGATTTATATAAATAAGTCAAGAATGTTTAAACTTCAATTTTATTTTTCTGTAAAAGTTGTTGAATTTTTGCTGGAACCTGTGAAATTGCATTCATATAAGTGCTGTAAGAGAACGATATTATGCACGAAACCTCTGGGAATTTAAAACTATACCACCAATATGCAGGGATATGAATAATACTTCCTTTTTGGATTGGTATTAAAATCGTATCGCATTCCTTTAGAGTAGTTTTATCATTTTCACTGGGTTCCCAGATATTGACATTGCTTCTGGTTGCATTTGCATTTTCTTCTATTAAAAAATCACCACATCGTGGAGTACATAATTTTAATTCTGCGTATCCCTCTACCACAGCAAAATAATTGCGTCCCACCGGGGAACAACATAATTCAGTATAAACTCCTTTATTTCCGTATATAATATCGTGTGCGGTTTTCCAATTCATGTGTGGTTTTAAAAGAGTATCACAAACATTTAATTTTTTAATATCCTGCATCCATTGGGTTCTCTCAAGGAATGATACATTTTTTTGAGAAAGATATGGTTCCTTTTTAACAGCACTTAGCATTGCCTTATGTGGAACTTTAATGGGTTGCTCCCCTATTTTCTGAACGTTGATTTCTCTCTCTATTCCCTCTAAATATAATGAAGACTCCAAATCCTTTTCAAAAATAAAAGGTTGGTGTGTATCGGCAACTTGTTCTAATGTATCTTTATTTGGGAGAGAAATATGTGGAATATCTATTTCATTAGAAACTTTCCATTGGAAGAGAACATGAATATAGATAAATAATGCAAATATAAATACCAGCAAAAAAACAATCATTTATAACACTAATAATGTAAGAAGAAAATTAAAAAAAATAAATAACGTAAATTTTTAAATGACAACTACTTATATAGATGGGAACAAAGACAAGGGGAAAACCAAATCGCACCTATTTGAAAAGGAAAACTAGAAGAAGAAATAGAAAAGGTGGCAATGATGAAACTTCAGGTGATAACTTAATGAATATGTTATATAACAATGCAACAACAGTTGCTAAAAGGAAACCTTATACAGAAGGTGCTATTATAAGACAGTTTAACAGGGTACAGGAAGATGATTTGTATAATTCTGTCTTAAGGTTCCAAAAGAAATATCCTCAAACACAAGAATTAAAAGATAGTATGTGGCGTGAATTATATCCTTATCAAGATGAATTTATAGGTGAAGTTGAAAGAATACCAGAATGTAAATATAATATAAAAGGTAAATGCACACGACGTAATCCAGTGCATAAATTTGCTGACAAGAGAAGGTTGTATCAACCTGCATCGTTAATTGGTGCATATTTAAGTAATAAATAATATATAATTTATAAGTAAAATGGTATTGGGGTATATTTTGGCAACAGGTATAGAAACAATAGTTGAGTTAGGATTTTGGTCAGTGCGTAAGGTCGGTTCAGGAATTTACTATTATTATTATGGAGAACAGGAAAAAGAGGATGAGAAAAAAAATAACATACAAATGACTGATGATGAAATTAAAGAGTTACGCAAGGAAATAAGTGAACTAAAAGACCTACTTAAAGGTAAAGAAGAATCAGGTACAACAACTTAAATCTAATTTGTAAAAGGGTATATATTATGCTTTCACGAATTGCTATCCTAGATGGTGCACGTATTCCATTTCAGCAGAGTGGTACCATTTACAAAAAACTCATTGCGTATGATTTAGTAAATGGATGTTTTAATGGGTTATTAAATCGTAATGAAGAAATAAAGAAAAATATTGACCTTGTTACTGTTGGAACAGTAATGCAAGAGGTAAAAACAAATAATCTAGCGCGGGAATCAACAATTAATTGTGGTTTATCTCCCATAGTGCCTGCTCAAACAATATCGCAAGCATGTATTTCCAGTTCGCGCGCGGTATGCAGTGGTGCAGAAAGTATTCTTTCTGGAAATGCAAATGTAGTTTTGGCAGGTGGTGTTGAGACATTCTCTGATGTTCCTATTAGACATTCCAAAAAAATGCGTGAATTTTTAATTTCTACTCCAAAGGAGATGAAAAAGGGGACTTTGAATATGATGAAGCATGTTGGCACATTGAAAGCAAAGGATTTTAAACCAGAATTTCCATCGATTTCTAATTTCACAACGGGTGAAGTGATGGGAGCAACATCCGAAAAAATTGCGAAGCGTTTTGTAGTCTCTCGTGAAGAACAGGATGAATTTTCACTTCGCTCTCATACACTTGCACATAGTGCACATGAGCAAGGTTTGTATTCAGATGAAATTGTGGAGTTTATGGGAACAAAGAGAGAAAATAATATCAGAGGGAATTTAAAACTTGCAGATTTACAGAAATTAAGACCTGCATTTGGAAAAGGAGGAACTCATACTGCTGCAAATTCGTCAGGTTTGACTGACGGCGCAACGGGATGCCTACTTTCTTCCGAAGAGCACGCAAAAAAGATGGGTAAAACACCGTTAGGTTATTTGAAATCCTGGGTATTTACTGGTACGAATCCCTATGAAGAAATGCTTCTTGGGCCTGCCTACGCAATCCCGAAACTGCTTCGTAAAAACAATCTTACTTTAGCAGATATTGATGTGTTTGAGATTCACGAAGCATTTGCAGGGCAAATTTTGGCAAACATCAAGGCAATGGATAGTGATTCGTTTGATGCAAGAAAGATTGGATTGATTCCTGAGGAAAAACTGAATTTGTGGGGTGGTTCGCTTGCAATTGGTCATCCACTGGGAGCAAGTAATATTCGGAATATTATTACAGCGTGTCATCGTTTGGACAGAGAAGGCGGAAATTTGGCAGTAGTATCAGCATGTGCAGATGGCGGTTTGGCAAGTGCTCTTCTCATTGAAAGAGTTTAAAAAGTATTTTCTAAAATAGTACACTACCAATGGGTGAATTTATGTTGAATACATTTCTCTTTACAGACCCACAGGGTACAGACCAAGTGAGTTGTGAAACCACTATTTCAATAGTAGATGAACCTTCTTTATCGATGCAGGAAAAAACGTGTTGGAAAATTACACTGGACTCAAAATATTCAAATGGTACAAAAATAAATACGCATATTGATGCAATGGCAAGAGCATCACACCCGATGGGATATTATAGAGATAAAAAATTATTGCATAATTTTAAAGGGTTTACTATCATCAAAAATGATATGACAACATTAATGATAGAATATTTAATGATGGATGATGCCGAACTTGCCAGACATACATGTACAATAACTCCACAAAGTTACAGACGCTCTATATTGAAAAATTTGGTTGAGTATATTGATTAATTTACTTTCTGCTGCTGCGACGCTTGCTCATGCTGCGACGCTTGCTCATGCTGCGACGCTTGCTCTTTCCTACCTTGTAACCCCGACGGCGAAGCATTCTCGACGATTTACGAGCTACACGCGAGTACACACGGCGCTTCATAGTGGGACGCGCTCTACCTTTATAGGCACTTTTCTTTTTACCCCATTCCTTAGAACGAACATATGCTGCCCATAATCCTTTATCACTAACCTTACAGGTGTTTTTCTTGCAAATTGGAAAACTTTTCTTAGGACCAAGAAAGCATTTTTTACCGCATTTACGCATCATTTTTGTGCGCTGAGCAGTGGATGGTTTTTGTTTGGACCATCCTTTCCACGGTACTTTTTTGCGCATTTTGCGTGTTCTTCCACCCATATAAGGGCGACCTTTTTTACCAGAGGCATTTCTACTTTGACGATGTCCACGACGGTTGTAGTATTTACTACCCCGTTTTGTGGTAAAATTTTTTCTGCCAGGGTGAGTTACTGATTTACTTCCCTTTCTCATAGTTATACAATTAAGATAGATAAAATTAAATTGGCAAAATATACCATTTTAATTTTTAAACTTTACTCCATGTTGTCTTGTTAAATGGAGCAACCAAAATATCGCTAAGTTTACGACGCCATTCATAAATCTTCTTTTCAAGTGATAATTCATCTTTTGTTTTGGGGTAGAGTTGGTCAATTTCCATCAATTTACGTTCAGTGGGTGTAATTTTAGGTTTATATCCATAACAATTGACACCAAACTTGACATTTGGATTTGCAATGTAACCACCATTTACACCAGGTCGACCGCAATCATGTTCATGTCCCTTAATTGTTTGTAATTTATCGTATGTCTTTTTTTGTGTTGGATAAAGAGCCATTTGGTCATCAGACCATCCGTAACCGCACCATTCACCTCCATCTTTATATGCATTTTCAATCTGGTCGTAAGTTGCTAACTTACTGCCATATGCACGACAAATAGCACGAGCATCACTAAAGTTATATTTATTTTCTGGAACATGAAATACCTGCTTTTCATATTTAATTTCAGGTACTGGGTCTTTTTTTATAGGTTCTCCTGAAATAGTAGTGACATTAATATCTACCTCGGGTTCTCTCGAAAAAATTCCTTTAATACTTGTTGTTATATCTAAATCATAAAAGTATCGGACTCCATTTAAAACAAGAATTACAATAAAAATAACCCATAAAAATATTTCCAATGTACTCAAAGATGAAGATGAAGATGAACCCGCACTTGCAGCAGCAGCAGTTACCATATCGGTTTTTGTACCATAATGAAAAACTACGTAATATAACAGAATAATAATTAAAAGAATACCAATCATAATGGGATTGGTTCCATATTGATTTATAAAATTGTAGTTTGGTTGTATTCCATTTAACATACCTGTCATTGAACTTTCATTCATATTGGCGTTCATAACGTATATATTATACACGGACTATTTTTTTCGATAGAAAAAAACATAGGAACGTGGCGAAATTACAGATTCACTGCTAATTTCCTTAACGTGAGTATCATTAAATTCCCGCCAAGTTCCACTTTCAGATTTAATATAGGCAAAGTAGTGTCCTCCCATTGCATTACCTGTATGATTTGCTACACCAAATAAATCATATTTATATGAATCTTTATTGTATCCCTTAACAAATTTAGAAAGGTCCAAATTTTCTAAAGGTGCATCAATATTCATATTTAATTTACGATTCATATTCGTGAATCGTTTTAATCCAACAACCAAAATATTAGGCAGACTCCAAAATACCATTTGTTTGTGTACGTCCTCTTTCTGTTTTGTTTCTTCATTATACCACGCATTATCACCATCAAGCGTCTCTGGATTTGAATAATGTTCAAAACAATCATAAAGAGTTGGTGTCTTTTTTTCGGTTGGTATAGGCAACTCGACAATAAAATACGGTTCAGGGGAGTTACTTAATACTTTTTTAGTTTGAGGATTGACAATTTGAGATACGTGTATACCAAAAAAAACATTAAGCAATTCCGAGTAGTCTTTTTGGTACATATTTTTCATCATTGTATAACATTTAATAGCCATATCGTCTGTATCATCTTCAGGAATTCCTTTAATTTTCATTGACACTTTTCGTGAAAGGGTATCATGAAAATTATTAATAATAAAAATAAGAAATTCGGGTAAATCATTTTGCGCAAAACCAGTGAAAAGCATCATATCATTCTTAGCAGCAGTACGCTGTACGCAATGTAACCAGCGCCCTGGATTAATAGTGCAATTTTCACTCCACATCATATTACGCAATTCTCTCCATTCGTGGAGCAATTCTCCTCCCTTTATTTTTTTATCGTTAATTGCTTTATCTAGTTCATAAGTATGCGAAAGTAATTGGACACATGTGTTCATAAAGCACGTGTTGCCTAGATTTGCTAATCCAGTTAAACCTTTATCGGATGGCTGATTATCTGTCGCCATATCTTTTAAAATATATTTAAAAATCTTTATATATATATCATAATATATGAATACAAATCGTGAATACTATAATTATGCAAATCGGCATTTAGAAACTTTAAATTCTATTATTCAGCAGATGGATAGAATTAATGATAATTTGTATACTATCTATCGTAGACCTGTTACTACAAGTATGGGTTCATCACGTCGTAACACAGCAACTAATAGACAATCATCTCCTCTCCCCCACCCCCCTGCTAGATTTTCAAATACTTATGTGCCAAATAATACAACAAATACTACAAATACAAACAATACATTAACGAATTTAGCAACAAACGTGCTAAATTCCCTCTTTTTAGAACCAGTTCCAGTTTTTCCTACTGAACAAGAAATAGAAACAGCAACCAGTGTTGTCGCATTTGCAGATTTACCAAGTGAACAGACGACATGCCCAATAACGATGGTTCCTTTTGATGAAAACACCGAGATTCTTAAAATAGACCATTGTGGTCATGTTTTTTCAAAACCAGCAATTATGAGATGGTTTAGAAATCATGTGAGTTGCCCTGTTTGTCGCCATGATATTAGAGAGTCAGGAGGAGCAACGGCACAAACGGCAGCAAGAGGGTTAGGGGTGTCACCTGCACAAACAGGGTTAGGGGTATCACCTACAGGAGCAACGGCACAAACGTACCAATTTGATATAAATTTAGATACAAATCAACTTTATAATTCTTTTGCTAATAATACTGGAACTACTTATTCGTCAGAAATTTATACATTTCCACTTCCACCAACACAAAGAAGAGAAAATAATAATAATAATAATAATAATAATAATAATAATAATGTCTAGTTCTTAACAAAGAACTTTGAACAATTTCACCCAATCATTTTGAATTACTGTCGGGTGTAATTTATCTAGTGCAACGCGGGCCTTCTTTGCCATATTTTCACGAACTTCTGGTGGAGTAGCAAGAAATTCCTCAAGAGCACAACTAAAACTTTCAATGTCTTTCTTTATGTCTTTATGGACATCATATAGAAACACGCAATCCTTTACCTCATCTATAATTTCCTTTGGACCATCCAAGTTTTGAACGATCGCAGGTACACCTCTATCCAGTGTTTCACAAATGGTATAACCAAACGGTTCGTAAATACCAGTTATACAATTGACTCCTACATTTTTCCAAAACTGCTGAATCTTTGATTTATCTGGAGTGAAATGAATAATATTCATCTGTTCTTTATACAGCGTATACAACTCATCCCAGTATTCATTATTAGGGTCTACGCCCATATTATAAACTTGAAGCGACTTATCCTTTAGAACATTTGTCACCGCAATAATAGGCAACTCCGGACGCTTTCGTGGCACGTGTCGACCAATATATCCAATAGAATTATTTGCATAATCCACATTTTTGGGAACATTATCATACTTTGGGGTATATGTGTTGTAAATAACAGTTGGAACCGCCTTATATTTTGTGTGATAATCAAATTGTTTATAGTATTTCTCCTCAGCGTGACTAATCAGTACAACATAATCGGACAATGCAAATGCCTGTTCCTGCTCTGGGAAATTATTAGTGTATTGACTTCCAAGATTTGTAATATGTTCCATCTTAATAAGAGAGTGACAAACCGTAATAATTGGAATATTTGGATATATACATTTAATTTCAATAATCGTTTCATTTGCAATCCACAAATTATTAACACACAGGTCAATGTCCTTAAAAACCTCAACCAAATCTTCCTTACACCTGATAATACGAATACCTGGATAGTCGGCGTGGAAACTATCAGGAGCATCATCCAGATACGCAAGGAAAATTGGAACTGTGTCATAAACGGGATGGTTCCTGAACATTTTCAAGAAATTAACTACCCATGTTGCCACGCCTCCATAAATTACTGGAGGCAATTCATTCGTTAGAACACCAATCTTAATATTTCCTTTATTCATGGTAATATTACTTCCAATTTCATTTGCGTTATTGTTAAACCGTCGCATCAACATATTATGAAGAAAGTCTCTGAGTCCCATCGCATCCAATTGTCGTAAATGATGAAATGTATTTAGAATTATCCTGGATATAAGAACAAAACTGAGGAACATGAACATCGTGTTGTACATGTTATCAAACATGATGAGAGTAGTAAGATTTAATTATTAACAATATTTATTTTTAATATCAATTTTTTTAATATTAATTTATACCCTTGAAGAATTAAAATGAACAAATTATTCATCTATATTATATTTAATTAACCATGTTTTACTATTAGGTTTATATTTTGAAGTTAAATTACTTTCAATATGTAATTTAATTTCTTCATATGTTTTATTTTTATTAAATCCTTTAATATACCAAAATTTACCACGAGATGGTTTAACTATAAGATGTGCCTTTATATTAATAGCAAATTTTAATATATATTCAAATGAGTTATAAGATTGTAAAGTAGTTTGCCCTATTCCCCAAGAATTAAAAGTATCAGTATTATAAGTTATTAATGAATTAATAGATTCCATTTTATAAAAAATTAAATTTTATTTAAATTTTCAATTTTTTAAAAATCATTTTAAATCTTCATATGTTTAAACCCTTGATGATTTAAAATGAGATAAATTTTAATTCTATAATAATATTAGATGAAACATAAAACCGAAGATTATAAAATTAGTATTGAAATATCCAAAATTAAAAAAAGAAGTAAAAAAAGCAATAAGTAAAATAAAACCTATGAATTATAAAAATTATTTTCAATATGCCTATCAAAAGGAAACATATCCAAAATATAACAGAAAGAATTCTACATTACGAAGAAGAACCAAGATTTATAATTAATTCTTTCTACATTCGATAAACATAAATTTGTTCTCTATTTTTTCAATAATAGTAAAGTTGTTTTCTTCTAACAAATTTACTAATCTATTAATAGGATTACCTTCATCGTCCAATTCTTTATTCCATCGTTTGAATGCCTCTGCTATAAGAACTGTTCCACCTGTATCTAAAATCCTATATGCTTCTTGTAAATATTCTTTACAGTTACTTCCCCACATAGCTAAAGACAAGATTGCAATATCAACTGAATAGTCTTCTAATTCAGTATTTTTTATGTCTCTTGACACCACCATATCATTATCAGATATATGGTCGAAATTATGAAATTCAAATCTGGAATTATCTTGGAAATGTTGGTTAATCTCGGCAAATCCACACCCCAAATCAGCAACTACCTTTTTCTTTTTCCCTGGAAGTTCTTCAAGATACTTTATCATTTTGTTTCTTGGTATTTCTTCTTCTTGGAATGATTCTTCATTATCCTTTGAAATCTTGTGATACTCCTTCCATTTCTCTGGATTTTCTTTGAAAAAGGTATTCAGATTTTGTGAGTTCTTGGTTTTGTATTCTTTGTGCAGTTGAGACAATTCACTTTGAGATCGCTTTTGTCTTTCTTCTTTAATTTCTTTGTCAGTTTTAGGTTTTATTTCAGGTTTGGACATGTCTTTTTTGGGTTTAGCACTATCAAAATATTTACTGTATTTTGGGTCACTTATGAATTCAATCCATTCTTTTTTATATTCATAATTTTTTTTTTTTGAATTATTTTTTTGGTTTCTCATCCAATTTGAATGTTTTTTTTCAATTTCACATTTAGATTGTTGAATAGGTCTTTTATTATTAGCATGAATAAATAATTTTATATTTTTTAAATTTTCAAACCAAATTTCTTTTAAAGATTTAAAATATTTATTATATTTAAAATTATTAATAAATTCATACCATTCCTTTTTATATTTATAGTTGTCTTTTTTAAATTGAGTGGTTTGTGTATCAATCCATCTACCAAGTCTACCATCTTCTTCACTATCTCTATCAGGTTTTTTATTATATGTATCCATAAAATCTTTAACATTTTCTAAATTATTTAACCATTCTTCTTCTTTTGTTAAAAGATATTCTTTGTATTTTGGGTCATTGATAAATTTTATCCATTCATCATAAATTTCTTTTTCTTTAAATATTCCACTTTTTTTTTTACATTTTTTTATTTGAGAACCAATCCACATACCTAAATGTTTTTCTTCGGTATCTTTACTTTTTGAACTAGGTCTTTTGTCATTTTTATCTATAAATAATTTTGTATTTTTTAGTTCTTTAAACCATAATTGATTATTATTTACAAAATAATGTTTATATTTGGAATCATTAATAAACTCAAACCACAAGTTGTATATTTTTTTTTCTTTCATACTGCATAATTTAAGCTTATAATTAGATATTTGGTTATCGATCCATCTACCCAAAATTCCTTCATCATCATTTCTATTTCTATTAGGTTTTCTATTATATTTATTAATAAACTCTTTTACTTTATCTAATATATCAATCCATATTTCTTCTCTATTTTTCAAATAACTTTTATATTTAGGATTATTAATAAATTCATTCCAAGTATCATAAATTTTTTTTTTTTTCATTAAAGACCGTTTCTTTTCATAATTATTTCTGTTGATATCGAACTTATGTCCTAAATATTTTTCTTTATTTGTTCCTGTATTTGATGAAGGTCTCCTCATATTTTCAATAATAAACTTTTTAATTTCTAATAATGCATCAAACCATTTTTCTTCTTTACTTTTAAAATATTCTTTATATAATGGGTTTATTATTAACTCATACCATTTATTTTTTATTTCTTCATCTTTCATTATATCAATATTTTTATTATAATCTTGTTTTTGATTTGATAGCCAAATACCTAATATTTTTTCTTCATTATTAGAACTTATAGTTGATGGTGTTTTTTTATATGTATTTATAAATTTTATTAAATTATTATACATTTTATACCATTTTTCTTTGTCATTTAGAAAATATTCCTTATATTTTGGATTATTAACAAAATCACTCCATTTTTTTCTAATATTTTCATATTTCATCATATATTTGTTTTTTCTGTATAAACATCTCTGTCCATCTACCCATCTACCTATTATTTTTTCTTTATTTGTTCCTGTATTTGATGAAGGTCTCCTCCCATTTTTATCCATAAACTCCTTGACTTTCTCCAAATTATCCTCCCATCTCTTCTCATTCCAATTAATATCAACATCTAGAACACCTTGTGAAAATGTCTTATTCAAATCAATACTACTTTCTTTGATTTTCCACAAAACTTCCAAATCAGGATGCGTATGCACATCAAATAATTTAGGTCGTTTCTTTGGTGGAGTAGTAGATTTCCTTTTGATCTTTTGCTTCTTATCCTTCTTCAAAATAGGAGAATATGTCTTGTCGTCTTCACAATAAAATAAGCGCAATGGTTCTTCATCAGTAGCCTCTTCATTGATATACTTGACTGGTTCATTATAATTTTGTGTGTGAATTTCAATTGTTTTTTCAGAGAGTTCAGCTACTTCTTTCAGAATATTAATTTCATTCTCACCTTCAAAAGATTCTGTATCCAAATCAATTCGCTCCTTTTCACAAACATATTTAAGATTATCAAGCAAATCTCCTCTTGAATCTTCAACAATAAGACCTTGTTTTGCCAGATTATCCTTGACTTCCTGTGGAGCGTACATGTTTGGATATTTCAAACACATTTCGAAGAGATCTGGGTCATATTGATATTTAAATGCACTAATCACATTCAACGCAGTATTAAAATTACCACATTCAGACAACTCTTCACGAATCATTTGGTCTCTCTGTTCGGCAGTATCCATAGAAGAATATTTCGTCACATCTACTTCACAAGGAATAAGAATAATTGCAGGAGGCATACCTTGCTCTGGAATTCTTACAAGTCTGCCAATGCGCTGTGATTCCTTCACGATACTTTGAGTGGGATTAATGGGAACACCCATATTTGCCCATTTAGTATCGATTCCTTCATTCAAAATTCCACAGGAAGCAAGAATATATATTCTGCCAGGCACTTTTTTATCAAAATCCTGGATAATTTGTTGTCGTGTAGGAGTTTCACTATGAACTCCTTTCAAAATGACATTATCAACCGAATATGTGTGTTTTGTATGAGGAAACTCTTCATTCTGGATTCTCGTAAAAAGTTTCTTGACCAGTTTTTGATTTTTTGGAGAAGCAAAATCATTAACAAATGAAATATTAGCATTCATATCTTCATTTTCATTTACAAAAGAATGATATGTAAGAATATTCCAATAGTCATATTTTCCAGATAAACATGCTCTAATAATAGATTCAAATACAGGTTGATATTTATTTGTATATTCTGGTATTTGTCTATACAAAGAAATTTGAGTTTCAAAGGGTTTACATATTCCGTCTTCGACTGCTTGATGGTAAAGATATTCATATGCTAATTCACCACAATCACTATTTTCCTGATCTTCTCTATCATACATAGTAATACCATTCTTATTCACTGGTGTAGCAGTATAAAATCGTGTTTTATCTACAATCTCATCCAAGTCATCGTTATTGAAAACAATATCTTGAATCTTGCCACCGACAATATGATGAGCTTCATCGAAAATAAGATTATTAATATGAATATTTTTATCAATACAAATATTAATAAATTTTTCAAATGATTGATAAGTGACTAAAATTATTTGATTGTTTTTCTTTTTGAAGAATGTGTTAAGTCTCCTTTCATCTGTTGTAAATTGTATTTTTCCTTTTGATTTAAGTTTTCCATCATCATCAGAACAAAATGCCAAACAATTGTACTTTTCGAATTGTGTTTTGAATGGTTCTTCCGTTGATAAAGCATAATCATTGCAGTATTGATTAATTAATCCCAAAGAAGGAAATACAATAACATTCGTTTTTTCACTATTTATAAATAAATAAACTGTAAATGTACGGGTTTTCCCTGTTCCACACCACATATTGATTACACATTTTTTATGCTTGTTTTGTTCATCTATAGCTTGTTTTTGATGGGGGTATAAATATGTTAGTAACATAGGTATGTTTTCCATAATTATTATTTAATGAAACTAATTAATTTAAATCAATTTTTAAAAAATCATTTTAAATCTTCATTAATTTAAATACGAAAATATACGTGCCGGTATTTTTCCATTTCTTTATCAGTGATACGTTTATTCATAAAACGTATAAAATTCGCGTTTTCAATCATCGAAACAATAAAATATATACTGTAAACGCCACACTCGGTGTCTTCCATTTGATGCTCGAAAGGATAGTTCTTTGAAAATTTAAAATCTATTCCTAATTCTTTACCTTGATGTTCTATTCTTTTTACCAATTTCTTAATTTCTTTGGGTATATTATCGCCACCACTATCAAAATAGCAAATCTGTTTAGAAGGAACATCTACAAATAACGAAACCCAATGTGAACCATCCTTCCAATGCTCATCTAAATTAAAAACCATTCCAATCTTTTTCTTGTTTTTCTTTAATTGGTCTACCAAATTAAAGTGACACAATTCTTCCCATACACATTCCCCATACATTTTCTGTGCGTCAAAATCTATTGGAGATGGACCTAAAAATGCAAATTGTGAATATTTATCTTCATATTGTTTCATTACATTTTCAATGTCTACACTACTTAACCATTCGTTAATATTTTTTTTCCATTCCTTTGGTGCTTCAGGTGCAAAGGTGTAATATTTTAATTCATTGGATAAATTATGTTTTGTAAAGTTTTGACGTAACCAACAGGACTCAGAGTTGCAAGTATTTTCCATATTTTTGCGAAGAGTCTCCCATATTTTTTTATCTTCGGTAGCAGTTATTTTTGCATCAGGATGTCGTCTATTCCATAGTTCTTTCAATTTATGTAGTGATTCGCTACTGTAACAAGTATATTTTTTACTACTATTTGGTCCACAAACTTCTTCTTTCATTAATTACTCTTTAGATTTATTTTTTTTTAAACCTTTTGTCCTATATTTCTCGTCTTTAACATTTGCCTTTTTTTGTTGTGGTAAATGAATTGGTTTTGCTGGTTTTATTTTCTTTTTTTCAACAAATTCATCCATTGTAATTACTTTACGTTCAGGTATGTTGCCTAAAAGTTCGGCATCCATATTTATATTGTGTTCTTCGGTAGTGTCATTATCACTATAATAAACAGTATTCTTAGACTCATTTATAGATTCCATATCATTATATTCTTTCTGATAACACTCATTCTCATCGATTGTTTTAAAATATACTATACATTGTTTGGAAAATGCATCAAATGAATTCATAAGTGCTTTGGGTGGTTCAGTTGCCCCCTTTACTAATTTATATTTAGCACATTCTTTCGCCATCTGTTGAATACGTTTTCTGTAAAATTGTTTGTCCTGTAAAAAGGCAGTTTCGCGCTCTTTAGATGATAATTTTTGGTATTTATCATATAAAGTTGGATTCATCAAGTATTCTAATTCATAATCTTTATTCATTTCTCTCTAGTGATATTTTTCAATGGCAAACTTTACAAATCTTTTAATTGTTGGTGTGTATGATTATGAAACAAACTATTAGCAATCCCGCATGTATTCGGTTGAAAAGGGTCAAAGTCTTGTTGCTTAAATAAATGTGGGTGAGGTTGAGGCATGGGTTGTGAAACAACAGTTGCTTTGTATAAATCACTATTTGTTGAAGGAATATACTTTGCTTGGTCACAATCTTGTAAAGCAAAAAACTGGTTACGTAAGGATGATTCAGCATTTATATTTGCTGCAAAACCATACCAAGGTGCTTGGGCATTACCAGGATTAAAAATCTTGCTTGGCGTGAAATTTGCATAACTTCGTGATGGAGGACAATGCGTATTCCTGTTCGACATATTTTTACCCAAAATGGTAAATTTAGTTTGTTCCGGTCTTGGTGAAAATTCAGGTTTGAGAGGTTCTGACGGTATATTCCGCTGAAACATGCGATTACTTAATTCTTGGTCTCTATCTAAATTACAATAATAAACACCATCCACAACTCCGTACATTTATATATATAAAGAATAGATATTAAAATTTAAAACAAAATATACTAATATAGATAGATAATGTGTGGTATTTTTGCACTTCTAGGAAAAACGTCTCATGGTATTAAGACAATTGATGATGCGTCGTTAAAAGGACGAAACCGGGGACCCGAGTATTCTACACTAATGGCAGTAGAAAAGAATGTCCTTTTAGGTTTTCATCGGTTAGCCATCAATGGTCTGAACAATGCTAGTCATCAACCTCTTAAAAGAAATGACCTTTATCTTATTTGCAATGGAGAAATATACAATTATGTCAGATTATATGATGAAATGGGAATAGTGCCTGAAACTGATTCAGATTGTGAAGTAATTTTACATATTTATGAACGTTTCGGTATTGAGGGTGTTCTCCAAATGATTGACGGCGTTTATGCTTTTATTTTAGTTGACATCAAAAATGAACAAACATATATTGCTCGAGATGCCTACGGAGTTCGTCCTATGTTTATAATGGAAGATGGAGACGGTGCTGTCACTATAGCATCAGAAATGAAACAACTTGTTCCTTTATCGAGAAAAGGTTCTGAAATTAGACAATATAAACCTGGAAGTTATTCTCTTTTAAACTTTAAAAATGAACAATGGGAATTTTCTTTAAAAGAGGAGCGCTTTGCAAATTTTCCATTTATGAGACGAAAAGAAATACCGTATCCTTCAGAATATACTATTTATAAATATATGTCTCATGTTAACTGTCGTCTTAAAAATGCAGTTAGCAAACGTGTTCACTCAACTAACCGTCCTATTGCTTGTTTACTTTCAGGTGGATTAGACAGTAGTTTAATTACTGCTTTGGTTGCTGAACATTTTAAAAATGACCCATCAAAGTTGGAAACGTATAGTATTGGATTGCCTGAGTCAGAAGATTTAAAATACGCTGAAATTGTTGCTAAACATTTAGGAACGAATCATACATCTATTGTTGTCAGTGAGCAGGAATTTCTAGATGCTATTCCTGAGGTAATCTATGCCATTGAAAGTTATGATACGACTACAGTCCGCGCAAGTGTTGGAAATTTTTTGGTGGCGAAGTACATTAAAGAACATAGTGAAGCAAAGGTAATATTTAACGGTGATGGAAGTGATGAACTGACTGGAGGATATCTTTATTTTCATAAATGTCCTTCATCGCGTGAATTTGATTTGGAATGTAAGCGTCTTTTGAGAAACATTCACTATTTTGATGTATTGAGGTCAGACCGTTGTATTGCTTATCACGGATTAGAGGCACGTACACCCTTTTTAGACCGTTCTTTAGTAGAGCACTATTTAACAATTCCACAAGATTTAAGAAATCATGTCATGTCAAAGGAATGTGAAAAATATATTTTGCGTCATGCATTTAGATTTCAAGATTTATTACCGACGGAGGTCCTTCATAGAACCAAAGAGGCATTTAGCGATGGTGTTAGTAGTCGTAAAAAATCGTGGTATGAGACAATACAAAGCAATATTCCTGAAATAGGTGAGTCTTCTTACGCACATAATTTACCACATACACCTGAACAAAAATATTATAGAAAAATTTTTGAAGAACATTTTCCAGGTAGAGGTAATGTGATTCCCTATTTTTGGATGCCGAAATATACAAATTCACAAGATTCAAGTGCTCGTACTTTAGATTTCTATGATTCATTAGTAAAAAATTAAAATTTAAAGTATTTTTTTAGAATATATAAATAAATGACAAGTGTATTTGAAGTATCCAAGACACCTGCACATAAAACAGAAAAAGCAAATGGTGGTCGTTATGTTGGTCCAGTGGAAAAAATTCCAAATATGAAAAACAGTTTTATCCGTCATATTTTTAATGTGAAACGACAACGCGATACCCTTCACGGGAATAAGAAATTTTCCAAACTTTTAATGAAACTTACAAATATTCCTCAAGATGAGGCAACTCATATTTCAATTCGTGACATATGTTCCAATAAATTTTTGTCTTATGTATATGCTCTTTCATGCAATGTACCGACTGCCAAAATTTATCACTATGGAGAATTTAGTAAATGTGAAAATATTCCGAAGAATTGTGTTATAAAGTATGATAAGGGACAGGATGGTATTCACGTACTTTGTCTTCGAAATGGAAGTAATTTATATAATGAGGAGCGTGAATTAGCGTGGAAATCGAAAGAAGATGTTAGCGGAGATATTCCTGTAATGATTGAAGAACTATTAGAAAACAAATATTTCACAAATGAGTATTATGGTCCTGATAGAAAGACTCCACACGGTCTTATTGATTACAAAATGTTTGTTTTTAATGGTACAGCAGAGTTCATTAGTATTATTTTACGTGATGATGAGCGTGAGATTATCAAAAGTTTCTGGTATGACTTAAGAAACGATATTGCGCTTACAGATAATTTCAATTATGACATTTTCCCTTTAAAACGTGATTTAGAATTAATGAAGCACCATTGCAAGATGCTTAACTTCTCAAAATCGTTTTTTGTCCGTATTGATTTTTATATTACCAATGAAGGAGTTCTCTTTGGAGAATTTACATTGAGACCTGGGAACTTTTATAAAGGATGGCGCATTCCTAAAGTAAATAAAAACATTTTGGAGTTGTTTTCTGAACGTATGGAACATAACGGTATTCCAGCACCTCCTCCGCCAACTTATTAAGTATAATTACAAATAAAGAATATCAATTTAATTTTGTAATTATAGTATAAATGAGTACAACTTTTTTAGAAAGACTCAAAACAAAGGCAGAACCATCAGTAAAAGAACAATTTACCGTAAAGGTTGCCGATAAAAAAAAAGTGCAAGTGAAGGACAAACGAAAAGAAAAGTTGGTAAATCGCGAAGAAGTATTGAGGAAGTTGAAAGAACCACGTGAGAGAGTACGAAAACCTCCTGCTCCTACTGTACCAGATGCAAAACCGGATATGCCACCTACTGTACCAGATATGCCACCTACTGTACCAGATATGCCACCTACTGTACCAGCGCAACCTCAAGCAGATAAAAAACCCACTAAGAAAATGAAGGGTAAAAAATTCAAGATTGTAGGTATAGATAAAGGAACAATATCAACTGCACCTGCACCTGGACCTGCACCTGGACCTGCACCTGCACCTGGACCTGCACCTGCACCAACAGCAAAAAAACGCCTCACAAAAGCACCACATATGGGTGTAACAATGGAAGGCAAAACTAAGGAACTCGTTCCGGGACAGACCATTAAACTGGATATTTTACCAACTAAAAAACCTCAAGTCATTGTACGCGCATCCGAATATTATCTTAGCAATCGCCAAATCTTCGTAAACTTTATCAATAACTTATTTCAGTCTTATCGTGAAGAGATTTTGAAAGAACGCGAGGAAGCAAAAGTGAAAGAGGGCGAAGACATACTTGAAAGTAAATGCAGTAAAAAAGACAAATCATTCTTAGAATTTGAATTACTTACGCATCAAAAAGTGGTGCGTGACTATTTGAATCTCTACACACCTTATCGTGGATTACTATTATACCATGGTTTAGGTTCGGGAAAAACATGTTCATCTATTGCCATTGCAGAAGGAATGAAAAGTGATAAACAAGTCATTGTAATGACGCCAGCATCATTACGCCGTAATTTTATTGAACAGTTAAAAGAATGTGGAGACCCACTCTACGTAAAAAATCAATTTTGGAAATTTGTCCCACTAAAAAGCAACGAACATCTCTTGGATGAGATGAGCAAGATTCTTTCTCTCTCTAAGGATTTTATAAGAACAAATGATGGGGCATGGATGGTCAATGTTAAAAAACCCTCTAACTATGAAGAACTCTCATCTGTAGACAAAAATAACTTGGATAAACAGTTGAATGAAATGGTTCGTAATAAATATCAGTTTATAAATTACAATGGTCTTCGCACATCACATGTGGATAAAATGAGCAGAGATGGCACAGTGAATCCATTTGACGATGCGGTAGTCATTATAGACGAAGCACACAATTTTATTAGTCGTATTGTAAATAAAATTAATAAACCGGATGCACTTTCAGTGCGTTTATACGAATTTTTGATGAGTGCAAAAAATGCCCGCATTGTTTTGCTTTCGGGTACACCCATAATTAATTACCCCAATGAAATAGGAATTATGTTCAATATCTTACGCGGGTATATTAAAACCTGGTCAGTTCCTTTAAATATTAAGACCGCAAAGAAGGTTAATGAGGCAACTATCAAAAAAATAATACTTTCACCTGAACTGAAGGGTGTAATTGATTATGTTGATTACAAACCATCTACAAAACAATTAAAATTCACACGTAATCCATTTGGATTCGTTGGCGTTATGAAAGGTCGCAGTTATAAGGGAGTTCATTTGGATGCAAGTGGAAACATAAGTGATGAAGAGATGCTTAATGTCCTTGACCGTGAATTTAAAAAAGAGCAAATAGAAATTATACGCGGTGGTATTACTGTTAATCGCTTTAAGACATTACCAGATAGATTAGATGAATTCCAGTCTCATTTTGTTAATATTAAAACTGGCGAAATCAAAAATAAGAAGTTGTTCCAGCGCCGAATTTTAGGTTTGGTATCCTATTTTGCAGATATCAAAGATTTAATGCCTGCATATGATATTGATAAGGATTTACATGTTCAACGTATTCCAATGAGTGACTATCAGTTTGGAAATTACGAAACTGCTCGTGTAGCAGAACGCAAATTAGAGCGAAAATCTTCTAGTAAGAAGGGAAAGAAGGGAAAAGATGGTGTGTATGACGATTCTGTATCAACCTATCGTATTTTTTCGCGTGCATTCTGCAACTTTGTCTTTCCTAGAACGATTGCAAGACCAATGCCTCAAGATGGTGCAAACATTGAGGGTGCTTTAACTAATCAGGCAGATGAGGATGCATTGGATGCCGTTTCAGTTGAACAACGATTACAAAACCCAGATGGTAGATTTAGTGAAGATGAAGCACTTCGCTTAGAAAGAGAGCGCGCAGAAACAACGGATGCTACATATGAAACCCGTATTAAACAAGCATTAGCAACTTTGAAACAAAATGCGGGTGAGTTTTTAACACCAACTGCCCTGCTAACTTACAGTCCCAAATTTTTAACCATGTATGAAAATATTATTGCACCAGAAAATGAAGGGTTGCATATGGTTTACAGTCAATTTCGCACTTTGGAAGGGATTGGTATATTCTCTCTCATTTTAGAATCCAATGGATTCTCTAGATTTAAATTGAAAAAGGACTCCGCTACTGGAATTTGGAATTTGGATATGACGGATGAAGATTTGGCAAAACCTACGTTTGCACTCTATACTGGCACTGAAGACAATGAAGAGAAGGAAATCATTCGTAATATATACAACAGCGATTGGGGGTTAATCCCAACTGCCATCGCAGAACGACTGAAAACACTTCAAAGTAATAACATTATGGGAAATATAATTAAGGTGCTTATGATTACTGCTTCTGGAGCCGAGGGAATTTCTTTAAAAAATTGCCGATTCGTCCATATTACAGAACCCTATTGGCATCCTGTGCGTGTGGAACAGGTTATTGGTCGTGCTGCACGTATTTGCAGTCATAAAGATTTGCCATCTCATTTACGCAATCTTAAGGTATTTATGTACTTAATGACGTTCTCAGATAAACAACTGAAGAGTGATGAGTCTATTGAATTGCGTCTTAAGGATAAAAGTAAATTGGACAAAACGACACCACTTACAAGTGATGAGGCACTCTTTGAAATTTCAAATATAAAAAATGAAATTAACAAGCGCATTCTTTTAGCAGTAAAAGAGGCGTCCATTGATTGTGCATTACATTCTAGTGCTGATTCAAAGGAACCACTCGTATGTTTCTCGTTTGGCAAGGGAGACCCTTCTCCATCGAAATTTGCCATAACACCATCCTTAGATGGAGAGGAAGCAGATACTGTTGCACAAGCAAATGTGAAGAAAATCACTTGGAAAGCAAAAGAATTGCGGATTGCTGGTAAACTTTACGCACTTAAAGAAGACAGTGGAGAATTGTATGAATACGATTCTTATCTTCAAGCATTAGCTGTCCCTGGTGCCGAACCGCGGTATGTAGGTAAATTAACAAAAAAACCTGATGGGACATTTGCGGTAGAAATCATTGGCTGAGGTAGCAAAAAATAAAATATCCTATAATAGAATATATTATGGAATATTTTTTTAACAATATATTAGAAGATGGTTCAATTATGGCATCTCCTTGTGAAGAACCTAATTATAGATTTCATTGGGTTAGAGATGCGGCAATTGTAATCAAGAGTGTCATTACACTTTATAAACGTTCACAAAACTCTAAATATATGGAGATTTTAGAGAACTATATTCAAACTGAATTAGAACATATAAAACATCATCCTGCTGAACCAAAATTTGAATTGGACAAATCACCTTATACTGGTGATTGGGGTCGCCCACAAAATGATGGACCTGCAATGCGGGGTATAGTTTGTCTCAAACTATTAAAAATAATGGGACCAAAATATTCAAATTCTCTATTAAAAATTATTAATAGTGATTTATCGTATACGATTGAAGAAATAGACCAACCCTGTTTTGACCTTTGGGAAGAGCAATTTGGATATCATCTTTATACTCGTATGTTACAAACCAAATTTATTTATGACGCTTTTAAATGTAATCGTGTGAAAAAAAACGAAGAGCGGTTGACTGCTGAAACATTAACCCGCGTCCGTACTTATTTATCCCATCATATTTCTGACAATGGTATATATTCGTCCTATGATACACACGGACAGGTTCAACGCCAGTATGATGCCTCTGTTTTACTTGGACTTGCGCATGTGGATTATGACTTACCTATTTTAAAACCGGATGACCCCAGAATTGCGGAATATGCAAGTGTTTTGTTAGCAGAGTGCAATGAAATTTATCCTCTGAATAACAAAACAGGTATTCCATTCTTAGGGCGCTACAAAGAAGATAAGTATTTTAATGGTAATCCATGGATTATTACGACCATCGCGTTGTATCACTATTGGAATAAAACGAATCGTCCATTAAATGGATTCATCGAATTTTTGCAATTTATAAAAGATAAAAATATGGATTTACACGAGCAAATGGAACGGACTTCCGGTGAAGGCGTATCAGTGAATAGATTGACTTGGAATTATGCGGAACTCATTACTTTAATGTCCAATATCCAGTTTGGTTCTCTCTTCTTACTGTAAAAGAACTTGTTCCATAACACGTAAATATTAAAAATCCATAATTAAAATCAATTCCATGAGGAAAGTTATCACAAGAAATCTTAGAGAGAAACATCAGTTTTTTTGAGATAGATATGGTTCCGACAACAATGTATCCACATTCGTCGTCAGCATCATGTATTGTTGCATACCAAATTGCATTTTTCATAATGATACCATCAACCTGCGAATTTTTCATTATAAAATCGTCTGCTAATTCTAATGAATGAGAGGAATGGTCAATATCATAAAGTACAACGAAACTATCAAACATATTTCGCCGACCTTTTCCTTTATCGTCGCTTACTACAATCATTTTTGAACCATTGTCAAATAATTGTAGTCCTTTTACTCTGCGTTTAAATCCAGTATCATATTCAATCACTTCGTTTGTAGCATGATTAAAAAAATGTATCGGTATTGTTTGTTGCGATATACTCCGTGGATTTGCACAGCAAGCACCCAAATAAATTCCTATATCATTGACGTAGACACCATGATAAGACATTCGCGGTACGACAGAGAAAAGGCGTTTGAATAAAAGTCTCTCATTATTTATGATTTCTACAACACAACACTTATCAGTGAAAGCACTTATATAAACTTTGTTATTATATAAATCCATTCCATCGGGATGATAATAGAGAGAACCAAAACGCAGATGTATTTCGTCCAAAATCTCATAAGTATTTGAATCAGGAAGTATTTTAATAAGATAGACTTTGGCAACAGCACGATGTGCAATAACAACAATGTCTTCCGTTACAAATTTGCACGCAGTTACATTAGCTATACGGGATTGCGAACCAAATGAAAAATAACCTTGTTTCCAGACAAGTTTATTATTCTCTTCCGAATTTTGAGGTGGGTTTTCCTCTTCAATAACAAATTTATGCTCCATATATCTTTATTATTTTTCATTGTTATTTTCTTTCTTCAACAATTCCTCAATAGAGGCAAGTTTTTCCATAATTTTATTCAATGTTTCTTCATTTTTATTCACTTTTGATTCCAAAGATTCTAAATTAATATTTGAAACTGGTTCAGGTTCTTTCACCGTTATACTTTCTTTTACAATTTTTGGTTCCTTTTTTTCCTCGACAATCATAGTAATTGGTGTTGTATTACTTGGAGGGGCGTTAATAGGTCCCGGAACCTCTAAATTTTCTCTATCACGCATTGCTTGTTCTAATAATCGGTTTACATTGCCACTAGCATCTTCATCTTTATCAGCAAAATCCATATGCGGTGGTGTAGGTCTTGCATTAAACTGATTAAACTCATTTTGTTTACGACTGAGTTCATTATCAAAGGCATCTAATTTTGATTTTTTTATATCTTGTGCAGTATAAGGTTGCTGTACTCTATCAGGTAATTGTACATGTTTATATTCGTTCATTTTTTGTATCATCATATCTATAAATAATTTACTCTTTATCATGACGGGTTTATCTCTGTGCTCTTCTTCAATACGAACCACACCAATTTCAAAATCCTCCCTAACTTTCGTAAAAAAATTATTATTTATACCATTGAAAGCACCGTTATCTTGTAATATTTTCCATAAGCGACCTTTGCTAAGAGTGCTAACAAAATCACTTTGTGGTTGTCCAGGGGAACTAACACTTTGTACCGATTGTTGCATCATTTAATTAACTATTTATTGTTATATTGTAAAGAAATCTTTAATTGATGTTGAGTTATCTTTTTTACACATTCTCAAATATTTGTCGAACAAAAGTGCTTTCACTTCTTTATTCTTTAATTGTTCTTCTTTATTCTGATACTTGTCATTGTTAAGTTTTTTCCTGAACTCTTCTAATTCCTTATAAAACCTTCGTTTTTTTGCTAATTTTTCCTTAAATCCAGGCAGTTCATCCAGTACAAGCGCAAACACCTGCAATACTGGTTTCATAATTTGATTTGAAATATAGTGTGCATAATCAATCTTATTTGTTTTGGGATGTTCCAATATATAACTAGGTAATTCTATTTTTTCACCTTGTTTTGCTTTCTTATTTGGATGACAAATATAAACATATGGGATTCTGTCACCACTCTTAGGTTTGTTTCCCGGGTCTCGTTTTGCAATTCTATCTGCCAAAACTTTATGTGCTATCTGGTCTGGATTTTTATACATAGAACGCAATGATTTTGTAATAATGAGTTTTTCCATTCCGTACTTCTCATCTACAATATTTTGCAGACACCCTTGCAAATACTGAATTGCCTTTCCAATATCTTTGTCCTTCATCAAAATATCAATAATTCCTCCATACACATCCTTTACGATTGGAGCATTATCACGTCGCTTTAAGACAATTCCCATACTTTTACGCTTTCCCTTATCTGGGTCCAACTCATAGAGCATTCCCACATAACGCTTTTTAGACAGGAGACAAAACGGCAGGAATGTTTTCTCATATTCCAAATCGTGCGGATTTTTCAAGAATTTGGTAGCAACCTCGCCCACTTCTTGTGCCAATTCAATCGTCATATCCAATGCCTTATATCCCTTGATTGGTGTACCATCAAGTTCGGTGAAGTAGAAGCAAAAGAACACACTGTCAGTGTCTCCATAAATGTACTTTGCATTTGATTTTACCTTACCATATTTTTTGGATTCCATGACTGTATCGCCATACACTTCTTCTATAACACGTTTTCCATATGTCAATAATTTTCGCCCAATTGCCGTCGTTGATGCCGCAACATCTGGTTCATAGAATGTACTGGTTTTTGCTCCGGTCTGACCATAAAGGGAATTTGCTGTCAGTTTAATAGACAACTGACGTTTATCATAAACATTTGCCATAAAGGGATTCTCCTCTTTTGCCTTGAGTTTCTTTGTTGCCTTTCTTGCAGCAAGCAACTCCGATAAGACTGATGGAAGAATTGCCTTTTCACCATTTGGATACTGAGCAAAACGACAATGTTTTGTTCCGGTTTTTACTTTAGTTGCTGCTGCCTTTGGTGTCTTTCTAACATAAGTAAATGTATCATAATGCACATCGACGTACTCGTACCCTTCCAAATTATCATAATCTTCGTCGCCACATTGTTTAATCATGTTTCCATCTAAATCATATTCTTTCGTCCAAACCTTACTGGAATGGCATAGATTCTCACTAATCATCGATGATGGATAAAGTGAACTGTAATCAACACAGGCAACTGGGTCATCAAGATACAAGTTAGTTTTTGGTTCCAACACGATAGCACCCTCGTATCCTTCATCACCCTCTGATTTTTCAATAACAGGCATTAGCGTTTTCTGTTCTCGGCACTTTTTCGCAATAAAACTTGTAATCTTAATACCTTGACCACGCATGACTAAGAAATCAATTGGTACACTACACAGTTTAGACATCTCAATAAACTCGGTAACAATATCAATCTTTTTCAATAGTTCAAATACCAAGTTGCAATCCTGAATACAATATTTTGCTACAATGGCGCGCTCATCTGGACCTTGTCCAGTCAAGCGGAAAATATCCTGTGGTGTAACATCATCTTTTGCCATACACCAGCGAATATGTTTCTTTTCACGGAATGCAACTTCACCTTCGATAATATAACATTTATCTGCTCGGTTCATTTCCACCACCTTAAATTTTTCACCATCCTTATATTTGTCTGTGGTATGCTCTATTTCTTCAAAACACACAAAATCTTGTGCTCGCAATCCATCCAGATTCTTAGAATGAATTTTTGTAGTACCATTTCCTAGGTTTTCCACTTTACTAACTCCATCTCCAATAAAGTACCCTGAAACATAATCCAACTTATATTGTTCCAAATTAACGCTTCTCCTGAAATAGTTATACAAGTCAATCTGAATACGACCAGGCATCTTAACAAATTGCAAATCGTGTTGACCACTTGCAATGACAATGCTTGTTTCTTCTATCATTATTTCGCCTGTTTCACGGTCGGACTTACCGCACAATTCATCGCGATTTCGCGACATTTTCAAGAAATCAATGGCACAATTTGTCTCTTTTGCTCGCTGATACATAAATGCATAATCAAAACCAAAGATATTGTACCCAATAATGATATCAGGGTTTTCACGCTGAATCAGTTTAGTCCAAGCAACCAGTACCTCCTTCTCTGTTTTATACGATTCAATTTCAGCGTTGGGAATTTTACTGCATGTATCAAGAACAATACAATGATTAAAATAACTTGTGTCTTCACCATATTTAGTGAAAGTGGAACCAATAAATGTAACTTTATCTCCCTCCACGCGTGGAAATATACGATTTAGTGCATCGGTCAATGTTGCCACTTTTTCATCTTTTGTCGCATTACTTCGCAACATATGCAAAAGTGAACCCTTTCGTGCTTGGTAACGTTGCTTTTTACCATAAACGCTACTTGGTCGTTCATCTTCTTCATCAATACCTACACTACTAAACCAGTGGTCTAATGTATCATCATTACCTGTTTCATGTCCCATATCTTCCAGTTTCATTTCCATAAGCAGATTAAATCCTGCTTCCACTGAATCCTCACTCCACTTTTTTTTAGTATAGACAATATCCACCAAATCTTCGTCACCGAATCCAAAAGCATTCATCACCATAGTATTG